ATGACCAATATGACACCACAGTTGCCTTCGGTCAATCGTGTTGCTTGGCGGATGCTTGAGGATCGTATTCGCTCAGTTCCATTCAAGTGGGTTATAACTGGTGCGCATTATTCTGCGACTCCGAAGGTTATCGGAAAGAATAAAGTTCCAGTTCCAGACTTTCTATACAAGGTTGCATTTTTCGAAAGCGGAAATATTGCTGTCTATATTGTAGATAATCTGGTAGCAAAGTCTCAGGTTTCTACGATGAAACTGGAAGAACTTGAAGCAAAGATAGGATATAAATTACGATAAAACCCTTTACTTTTATGATGTTTTATAGTATGATAGTGTTTGATTGATGAGGATTTTATATGAAATTTTACACATGCGCGCACCAATATGGATCCAAGGTTTTAGTTCGAGGAGTACATAATGGTGTTCGCTTCACTAAGCGAGCAGACTTCTCACCGACTCTGTTCGTGCAGTCAAAACAAAATGAAGAGACTGAATATAAGTCTCTGTTCGGCGAATCGCTTCAACCAATTAAGTTTGAAGATAATAATGCTGCCAAAGAGTTCGTTCAGAACTACGGCAAGGCAGATAACTTTTCCATCTACGGACAAACTAATTATGGGTATCAGTATATTACTCATACTTATCCTGGTGAAGTAGAATGGGATATTAATCATCTTAACATTCAGACTATCGATATTGAAACTTCAGCAGAACATGGGTTTCCTGATGTCCACAATCCTATTGAGGAAGTCCTGCTGATCACAATTAAGAATCTGATCACTCGTCAGATTATTACATTTGGTTGTGGTGAGTTTAATGACAAGTGTGGTGAGGTTGTTGCGCTTCGTGAGCAGGGTAACAAGTTTCTGTATGTCAAATGCGATAATGAACAAGATCTACTAGAAACCTTTGTTCGTTTCTACACTGAAAATTATCCAGACATTATTACAGGTTGGAACTGTGATATGTTTGACATCGCATATCTACTCTCGCGCGTTGACCGTTTGTTTTGCACTGAAGAAGATAGTAGCATGAAGAAGAAGTTCTCGCCTTGGGGTCTTGTTCGTCGTAAATCTTTGACTATCATGGGTCGTGAACAAATCTCATATGATATTACTGGTGTCGCGATTGTCGATTATCTCGATCTATATAAGAAGTTTACCTATGTTCGCCGTGAGAGTTACAAACTCGACTTCATTGGTGAGGTTGAACTTGGTCTGAAAAAGTTAGATAATCCATACGAATCTTTCCGAGAATTTTACAGCAAAGACTGGCAGAAGTTTGTTGAGTATAACATCCGAGACGTTGAGATTGTAGATGCTCTAGAACGCAAGATGAAACTGGTCGAGCTAATTCTGACTATGGCATATGATGCTAAGTGCAATTACACTGATGTGTTTAGTCAGGTACGGACTTGGGATTGTATCATCTACAATCATCTTCATACTAAGAATATTCAAATCCCACAGAAGAAAGAAAACCGTGGTAGGACTATCGAGGGTGCATATGTTCAGCAACCAAAACCTGGACAGTATGATTGGGTTGTTTCTTTTGACGCTACCTCTCTTTATCCTTCTATCATTATGCAGTATAATCAGTCACTAGAGACTTTTGTTCAAGATCAACTTCACAATGTGACAGTCCGTGGTTTACTTGATAGTAAATACGATCTTTCGATATTGAAGGAGAATGATCACTGTATGACTTCTAATGGACATTGTTTTACTCGCGGAAAAATCGGTGTATTCCCTGAGATCGTTCAGAAGTTCTTTGATGATCGCCAGAAGTATAAGAAGTTAATGATTGCGGCGCAGAAAGAATATGAAGTCACCAAAGACTCTCGCTTACAGAATGACATCTCAAAGTTTAATAACTTCCAGATGGCAAGAAAGATTCAGTTGAACTCTCTATTCGGTGCATTGGGTAATGAATACTTCCGTTATTATGACTCTCGTATCGCCGAGGGTATAACGATGACTGGTCAGTATATCATCCAGGAAGTTGGCAAAGCACTTAATGAATATCTAAACAAGGTCGTAGGAACAAATGGACACAACTACTCTTTCTACAGTGATACTGATTCTTGTTATATTTCCTTGGACCCTCTTGTTCGTAAGTTCTATCCTAATATGGAACGTGACAAACTCATTGATGTTCTCGATAAAATCTGCGAGGAAAAAATCACAGAGGCAATCAACAAGAGTTGTGATAAACTGGCGAACTACACGAATGCATTTCAAAAGAAGATTATCTTCAAACGTGAGGCGATCGCAGAACGTGGTCTATGGGTTGCGAAGAAAAGGTATGCGCTCAATGTCAACGATAATGAGGGTGTCCGCTACAAAGAACCAAAACTCAAAGTCATGGGTCTCGAAATTGTTCGGTCATCAACTCCAGCGCCTGTTCGCGAAAGTCTTAAAGAAGCAGTCCGACTCTGCCTGACAACTGACGAGAAAACTTTACAGGCATTTATTGAGCATACTCGAGGACTGTTTAACAAAATGAAACCAGAGGAAATCGCATTTCCTCGTGGCGTAAATGGTCTGTTGAAATATACTTCAAGCGCAGATATCTATTCCAAAGGAACACCGATGCATGTTCGCGGTGCATTATTGTATAACAACTTACTCGAGAAGAACAAATTAACAAAGAAGTATGAATCTATTCAAGAAGGCGAGAAAATTAAGTTTCTATACTTGAAGGAACCAAATACACTTGGTGAAAATTGTATCGCTTTTCTTGGAAAAATTCCTTTTGAGCTTGACATTGTACGCTATGTAGATTATAATACAATGTTCGAGAAGAGTTTCGTAGAACCATTAAATCAAATTATCGGTGGACTAGGTTGGTCCGCTACAGTTAAAGCATCACTAGAGGATTTATTCGCATGAACGACCTAATTGAAAAGATTAAGAAAAATTCCACAATCAAAGAAACCAATATTCTCTCTGAGAGTAAATTATTCAGCATGAAGGATCTTATTCAGACTTCCGTTCCAGCACTAAACGTAGCACTATCAGGTAAACTTGATGGCGGGTTGACTCCAGGACTTACTGTTTTTGCTGGACCATCGAAACACTTTAAAACTGCATTTGCTATGATGCTGGTCAAGAGTTTCCAAACAAAGTATCCCAACGGTGTCATTCTGTTCTATGATTCAGAGTTTGGTGCGCCACAGTCATATTTTGAGAACTTCGGTATTGATACAGATAAGGTTATTCATACGCCAATCACAGATATTGAGCAACTGAAGCATGATATTATGCAGCAGATTAATCAACTCGAGCGCAAAGACCATGTGATGATTGTCGTTGACTCAGTTGGTAACCTCGCATCTAAGAAAGAAGTAGATGATGCTCTCGACGGTAAGTCGGTTGCTGATATGACTCGCGCCAAGCAGATGAAGTCTCTGTTCCGTATGATTACTCCGCATCTTACCATCAAGGATATTCCTATGGTAGTTGTTAACCATACGTATATGGAAATCGGTATGTTCCCGAAGGCGATTGTCTCTGGTGGAACTGGAATTTATTATTCCGCCGACAATATCTTTATCATTGGTCGCCAACAGGAAAAGCAGGGAACTGAGATTATTGGTTATAACTTTATTATCAATGTCGAAAAATCTCGTTTTGTTCGCGAGAAGTCTAAGATTCCAGTTGAAGTAACCTTTGAAGGTGGTATTAGTAAGTGGTCTGGTCTGCTTGACATGTCACTTGAGTCTGGTCATGTTATCAAACCAAGTAATGGTTGGTATCAAAAGGTTGGTGAAGAAAAGAAATATCGTCTAATTGATACTTATAATAAGGAATTCTGGATGCCAGTTCTTACTGATAAAACTTTCAGCGACTGGGTTGAGAAGCGTTATCGCATGGCAGGTGGCCAGATGATGGAGGGTGACAATGTTGACATTTCTGACGAATCTGTTTCAGAAGAATACAAAAATCTGTGATCAATGTAGTTGCTTAATGAATATAAAAAAGCAACCAGCATTATGTTTACAGGGCGAAGAGCATGGGCAGTCATTTGAATTGTATGTCTGTGAACCATGTGCTGAGAAACTATGGTTAGAATCTCAAAATGATGATATGTATAAGGATTTAGAAATTGCAGAAAATCGAGACGATAATTTTGAGTAAATTGTTTTCAGATGAGGAATATACTCGAAAGGTTATTCCTTTTCTAAAAGAAGAATATTTTCATGATACTTCTGAGAGCACACTGTTTAAGTATATTCAGGAGTTTATGATCACATATAATTCCCTTCCGACTACTGCGGCGATTGAAATTGCTATTCAAAGTGATCGAGGAATTAACGAAGCGCAATTTAAGAGTATCAATGAGAAACTTACTCAGATTGACGATACTCTTGAAGTAAATAAGAGTTGGTTACTTGCGGAGACTGAGAAGTTCTGTAAAGACAAGGCAGTTTATAATGCTATCATGCAATCAATTCAGATTATTGATGGCGATGACAAGCAGCATACTCAGGATGGTATTCCCTCTATTCTCCAAGAAGCATTAAGTGTTTGCTTTGATAACAACGTCGGGCATGATTATCTCGACAATGCTGACTCTCGCTACGAATTTTATCATCGTGCTGAAAACAAATTACCATTCGATCTTGATATGTTCAACAAGATTACAAATGGTGGATTGCCTAACAAGACTTTGAATATTGCGCTTGCTGGTACTGGTGTTGGTAAGTCTCTGTTTATGTGTCACATGGCAGCAGGAGTTTTGAGTCAGGGTAAAAACGTTCTCTACATTACTATGGAAATGGCAGAGGAACGCATCGCTGAACGCATCGATGCTAACTTGATGAATGTAAATATCCAGGATCTTAAAGATCTATCCAAAACTATGTTTGATAATCGTATTGAAAAGATTCAGAAAAAGACTGAAGGTAAATTGATCATCAAGGAATATCCAACTGCTTCCGCGCATGCTGGACATTTCAAAGCACTGCTAAATGAACTTCAATTGAAGCGCAACTTTAAACCAGATATTATCTTTATTGACTACCTAAATATATGTGCATCTAGTCGCTTCAAGGCAGGTGCTGGTGTAAACTCTTATACATATGTTAAGGCGATTGCTGAAGAACTGCGTGGGTTTGCTGTTGAGTTCGATCTTCCTGTTGTTTCTGCAACACAAACGACTCGCGGCGGGTTCGCAAATAGTGATGTGGATCTTACAGATACTTCAGAATCGTTTGGTTTGCCGGCGACTGCTGACTTGATGTTTGCACTAATCGCAACTGAAGAACTTGATAAGATCGGGCAGTTGATGGTGAAACAATTGAAGAATAGGTATAATGATCCTGGAGTAAACAAACGTTTTATGGTTGGAATTGATCGCGCTAAAATGAAACTGTATGATCTCGAAGCATCTGCGCAACAAGGTATTATGGGTTCGGGGCAAGAGGATGTTCCAGTCTTTGAACGAACACCAAGTGGATCGCGAATAAGGGAACTTTCGAAATTTGACTTCTAATTTCATAGAACTATATACTGATGTACTGACACCGATGGAATGCCAAGAGGCGTGTGATAGAGTTGATGATATTATATCTCGGCCAGATCCTGGTGCATCTTGTATCTTATCAGATAACAGTTCTCGAACTGATTGGAACATAACAAATGGTTGTTATGGATCTTTGAAACCGACTGAGGATAAGGTAGTTGAAGCAGTCATCCGCGGATGGCGGCATTATAACAAAAAATACTCAGCATGCTCTAAGTCTTCTTTGGAAGTTTTTGGTGAGGGGTGGAAGTTTCAAAGATCTGAAACAGACGGCGGTTTTCATCAGTGGCATTTTGAGCAAGGATCAGGTCCGAAATCATCTATTAGATTTGCAGTTTGGATGATTTATCTTAATGATGTTGAAACTGGTGGTACTACCGACTTCAAGCATCAGGAAGTATCCTATAAACCTACTGCGGGAACGTTAGTGATTTGGCCAGCAGCATATACGCATGTGCATCGCGCAAATCCAGATCTAGTTGGCACAAAGTATATTGCTACTGGTTGGTTTACTTATCCTGAGCGCGATAGATTTCGAGAAAAGACTTGACTTTACTAATTAAATATAGTATAACTTAATAGTAATTGGTGCTATAGCTCAGCAGGATAGAGCAAAAGCCTTCTAAGCTTTAGGTCGTAGGTTCGAATCCTACTAGCATCACCATTTTTAAAACGCACCAAGGATAGATTATGACAAATGATACCCAAGAAATTACTGCACCACAAGAATTGAATCTCAAACTAGTTGCCACCACTCTTATTTGGACAAATGTTGGTAATGAAAAAATGCCGCTCTGGCGCTGTTCAGGCGGTAAAGAATATATTATTGGTCGATTCGACTATGAACCAGCACTTGCAGAAATTGGTAAGACAGTCGATGACCGTCGACATATGATTGAAAATCATTATCCGCAAATGCACGAAACTCTATCGGGTTGGCAGTTGTATCACAATGACGCAATGACGCATAATGAATATATGCAGTACCATCTGACTCAGTCTGTTGATTTTGAAGCAACTGATATCACTGGTATTGATGCGACCGAAGAAATGACTGCGATTGTCGCACAATAAGATAACTCTGATACAAACATACTATAATGAAGTAACGCATTTAGAACGTTGTATTGAGAGATGGAATTACTTTTCCATTGATCTGGAAATTATTTTAATTGATGATGGATCTAAGAAGAATCCAGCATTAGATATTCTGCAGCAAAAAACTATTAGACCCAATATCGACTTCTCACTTTATGTAGTGGAAGAAGATATTGGGTTCAACAGTCATGGGTGTAGAAATCTTGGAGCGCAGGTTGCAAAAAACGATTGGTTGATATTTTTAGATATTGATTATACAATGCAACCATCTGATATTAAATTCATCGCCAACACTGAATTAAAGACTGACTGGTATACATTAAATGCTATCTCCGATTCAAATAGAAATCGTTCTTACAATGCGTTGAATCAATTTGTAATTCGCAAAGAATTCTATGATAAATCTGGTGGTTATGATGAGTCTTTCATTCCATTTCATTATGGTGATAGAGAATTTCTTGCTCGCCTCGAGGAACAATCGAAACCCGATACCTTTGAGCATATTAAGTTGACTGGTTGGAGAGGCGGCAGAAAAGCAATCATCGATGACAATTCAATTATTCCTGTTTATGATGA